TTTCTTCTCCTTTTTCTCCAAATTCTCCTTTTTCTCCTAAACTTGTTTCATTTTGTTTCATATAATAAGAAATATAATATAATTTTTAAATGCTTTTTCGGAAAAATAAAAATTTTTATCGTAACAAAGTGAAAATTATTTTTTTGGTGCCCAGACCATAAAAATCAATTATGCAGTCATGACTCGCATTTTGGCAACATCGTTTTGCCTTTTCCGATTTTTGGACATTTTTTTTGTCCATTTTCAACTTTCCCAAAACACTTTCCCCAAAATATATTGAATAATTATATTATTATTTTTCTTTAAGTATATAATTTATATAATATACTTAAAATACCGGTTGAGCCAAGTTATTTATGTGGCATATAATAGACCCGCATTACCACCAACAAAGATTACCATATTTACCCGTTCTTCAATTAAATACATATTGAAATTGTAATCATAAATGCGCCACGTTGGTTTATTTATACCTACAATATCACCTGTTAGCGGGTCACAAATAGTTAATACTTGGGCATATGGGTCCACTGGTGGAGAAATGGTTGTAAATTCAAATTGAATATTTGTAAACCTACTCATATTCATAGCTCCCGACGGTTGTATTACTCTTGGATTTGTATCTAGACAGAAATTATAACAATATAACCCTTGAGGAGCATTGCCAGCGGTTCTTACATATTTTTCAACAAAATTAAACACGCCAGCAGGCAACACGTTCTCTCTATATTGTCCGTCTAATGAGATTCCTAATGCTACTAGAATATATTGAATGTTCTGAGGATTATATTGACCCGTTATGTAGATACCTGATAATGTGCCATCAGGGTTTAAACCGGGTCCTATACATGTTACCGGTGTACATAGAGACACATCTAAAGGATTTGCATAATTATAGTCGCCTGCAGTCGATGCGGGAGAAACATCCTGGGGCATATAATCATAAGGCCAATTTGTATAATTTGACCACTGATTTCTTAAGTTAGCATCGCTTCGTTGAAAATAAAACATCCAACTGATAACCATTCCTATAGAATCAATATCCACTCTATTCTGCCCAGTAACGTTATAATATGGTTTTTCGTAAATCTGTTTAATTAGATACTTTTGTTCATTTTTGGCAAATATTTCTGCTTCGTCATTTGACAGAAAACAATAAGTGCAATTTAAATTTATACCTGCGTTCCATTGACTTCGTTGGTCTTGATACGATGTGATTCCCAATACTTGATCAGGGGGGGTTTGAAGAAATCTATATGGTTGCATGTAAAACTGGTTAAAGTTTGGCGCAACGACCGGATAATTATTCACTGAATCAAATACATCACGTATAGTAAACCATTCATTGAAAGGGCGCAACGTAACGCTAATTTGAAGCTCGTTATATTGAAGTGCAACTAATGGAAAGGCTTGAGTCGTAACTAGATTAAACCACGCACCGAGAGGAATATACAATGTGCGACCCATAATAGATGGTTGTGCTCCAGAAGGACTTGGCGTATGAAAGGCATTTGGATATGCGTTTACTCGTCCACCATAGTTAGCGGGATCATTTAACTCTGCTGTTTGACCAATCATTTCATTAAATAATGCCAATTTTTCTGAACTAAAATCACGCTGAGCCGATGCTAAAATGTATTGTCCAGAATATTCTTGTAATTTCTGATTACCGCAAGTAATAGTTATACGGTTAATGATTTGCGCGCCTATATTTTCTATCCATTGAAATTCATATGGCGCCCAATCAGTGTATCCAGTAATAGTTGTTCCATCTGATCCAAAAATTGGTTGAGGAGGCATAATAGGGCTCCAAATTGTCGGCAAATTAACTGATATATAACAGTCCATAAGCAAATCAGCATACCTTTTTACCTTAAAGACAAATGTTGAGTCTGACGTAGAGTTAATTGTAGGCGTTCCTTCATAATCTAATCTGAAATTTTGCTTACCGTAATTGGTATATTTTTTATAAGTCGTCTTCCAAAACGTCTTACTAGGATTTCCATTTAAAATAACGTTTTGTTGTCCTTCGCTTACCAATTGCATTAGTCCGCCTGCCATATTAAGTATATAATAAGGTAATTTTTTAATTTTTTATTTCATCATTAATATATTATTTCTAAAAACAAAATATAAATTAAAAATAATATATTATATTAGATTAATGCCAGATGGATACTCTTTAAGCGCTAGTATGACTGGCGATGAAAACTTCCAATTTTATATGATTATTGTTCTTACTTTGATAATTTTGGGGATGTATATCTACTATCTAGTTTATTTGACGGGGTTGGTTTCCAGTGAAAAATCACTTATGAATGATTTATATTCAAGTGTAGATGGATATATTAAACCTATTTCGGAAAACGACCCTGATTGTAGCGGGAATTTATTTGACTATTATGTCAAAACTGCTTATAACGCGTGTTCGGGTGGTTCATATAAAAACGATTTTGTAGATATATCTATCCTACAAACTGTATTAAAACAAGGTGTTAGATGTTTGGACTTTGAAATATACTCAGTAGATAATAGACCTGTCGTGGCTACTTCAACAAACGATAGTTATTTTATTAAAGAGACTTTTAATTCCGTTGATTTTAGCAGTGTTATGGATACAATACAAAATTACGCTTTCTCAGGTGGAACCGCACCAAATCCAACAGACCCGATAATAATACATTTAAGAATCAAAAGTAATAATCAGGAAATGTATACTAACTTAGCTGGGGTGTTCAAATCATATGAAACTATTATGCTTGGAAAAGATTATAGTTATGAAAATAGTGGTCACAATTTAGGCAATGTTCCTTTATTAAAATTCAAACAGAAGGTTATACTAATTGTTGACAGGATAAACAACTCGTTTTTACAAAATAAAGAGTTTTTAGAGTTTGTAAATTTGACGAGTAACTCGTTATTTATGAGAGCGTCTTCAAACTATGATATTGTAAATAATCCCGACACGCAGGAGTTAACAGAATTTAACAAGACTGGTATGACAATTGTGTTTCCAGACACCGGAATTGATCCAGCAAATCCAAGTGGAATGTTAGCTAGAGCTTATGGATGTAATTTTGTAGCAATGCGTTACCAACTAGTCGACAACTTTTTAATGGAAAATACCCAATTCTTCGACAGATGCGGATACGCCTTTTGTCTAAAACCAATAGAATTAAGATATCAACCTGTTATTGTTCCGGACCCAATACCACAAAACCCAGCGTACTCATATGCTACACGCACAACCACCACCGATTATTATAGCTTCAATTCATAAATCACAAATATCATTATAAATATTTTTATAATGATAAAAAATAAATCTATCTAGTATATAAGTAGTATGCCTGTCGAGAAAGTATGTAAAGGATTAAAATTCGAAGATTGTGAATTAGCTATTCTTCGAATGGCGGTCGATAAAGCGGAAGAAAAAATGGCAAGACGAGTTATTAATTCAGACGAACTGAGAGAAATTATTAAAATTGTGGAGGATTTTATTAAGCGAAAAAACCTAATATGTTATGGTGGAACCGCCATTAATAATATATTACCATCCGACGACCAATTTTACAATAAAGAAGTTGAGATTCCCGATTATGATTTCTTCACAACTAATGCTTTAAGTGATGCAAAAGAGTTGGCAAATATATATTATAGATTAGGGTTTACAGATGTAGAGGCCAAGTCCGGACAACATCACGGAACATACAAGGTATTTGTTAATTATATCCCGGTTGCTGACCTAACCACATTACATAAAGGTATTTATAACGCAATAAAAAAAGACGCGATAAGAGTAGGTGGAATACTTTACACTCCACCAAATTATTTAAGAATGTCAATGTATTTAGAGTTGTCTCGCCCTGCTGGAGATACCAGTAGATGGGAAAAGGTTATGAAAAGACTCGCCCTTTTGAATAAACATTATCCTATTACAGATTTAAATTGTAACAATGTAGAATTTCAAAGAGAAATGGAAAATAAAACAGAATCTGATGTCATTTATGAGAGTGTAAG